AATGGATTAAAGATAGATATAGTTCAAAAAGCAATGTTGAAAGTCTTACCAGTTTTGCAAATGGCTTAATCAATAAGAAACTGGAGGTATACAAGACTGTATCACATTAATTTTTTAAATATTTTTTTCTATTATTTTGGTATTTTTGAATTTTTATTGATAATTATATATGTGAGCACCCTCAAAAGTGCTCACATAAAAATAATTAAAAGTAAATTCAAATTATTATGTTAAAAGAAAAAATGTACTGTATCACCCAGTGGACTTACAAACACAGGGTAACAATTACCAACGTGCTCCTTTGGAGCTTCTTCCTATTCCAGGTCATCAGCTTTACCAAGCTCTACATAACCTTCACGACAAGTAAGGAATTCGTTACCAGGGTAAGTCCTCTTCTTGAAGAGATGGATACCACCTACTCACTCAGAAACTACGAATGCCTAAGAGTGAAACTGCATAACGAGGTCAAGAGATGGGAGGATGGTGATTATGACAGGTAAGAAACGATTACACCAGCAGTTCTCTGAACTCGATAACGCTGTCTTCAGCGCCTTTTGTGATAGCTTCCAAGGTATTAACTGGTCACCAGACTTTAAAGACCTTACGGACGAATTCTGTGGCATTGACGTGCAACTAACAGCACAGACCAAGACCAAGGAAATGACATATGATATTGAACTCAAGTCCAGGGTAACACTGTATGACTTTTCTATCGCCAAGGACTGCTTTTTCGAGGTGGACAAGTGGTATCAACTGCTGCACTGGGACAACAATAAAAAGCTTTACATTGCTATTTATCCAAACTGTGACAAGATTGCCATTTGGAACGTGACTGGAGACCTCCTACGCTCATCAGAGAAAGACCTGGTAATGATGAACTATAGCTTCTGTGGACAGAGATACCAGGTGGAAAAACAGGTATACCGATTCAAGCTATCAGATGCAAAGGTATACGACTTTAACCTAACAGACTTTAGAGACAAGTACAATGCCCTATATCAACAGATTGCCAGACAGAAAGACCAAGTGGAAAAGACATTCCAACAGTAGAAAACGTAACAAGACTGAGAAGGAGAAGATGCGTGTACGGCTGTATAATAACTCTCAGTGGAAGAAAATGAGACTGGGATACTTGATATATCATCCACTGTGTGAAATGTGTGAGAAAGAAGGCAAAACAACACCAGCAACAGATGTGCATCACATTAACAGTCCGTTTGATGACGGATTAAGTGAAGACCAACGACTGGGAAGATTGCTTGACCCAAATAACTTGATGGCACTTTGCCAGTATCACCACGGTCTCATACACTTCCAACAGCAAAATCCTAATGTAAAAAAAAGTTAGTAACTATTTGATATTTTTGAAAAAAAGATAATATTTATATATAGAAATTTATTTTATTTTTAGTTATTTTTCCGCCTACCAGGTTTCTGTTAGTCTTTTGCCATATTTTCTCCTGGTAGGCTTTTTTGAAAGAATTGTCATTATTTGTTAAAATATTTTATTTTATTATTTATTATTATTTTTATCCCACTGTCTGTGAAGATGGTGGGATTTTTTGTCATTTTATTAGACGATTAGAGACGTTATTTTTAACAGACCTTAACAACTATCCACCAGCTACGTATAAACGCAACAGAGAGCTTTAAAATGCGTTTTATGTGGGTTGGTGGATATGTTGCATATATCCAAAGCCAAAGAAGAGAACTACCTCTTGTACGAAGTCGAGTAATCGAGGGGGATTTTAAGCCAAATCGAGAATTCCTGTGATAGGGGGGGAGTGTTTTTCAGCTTGAAAATAATTTTTTCAGACAAAATCCATCCCTTGCCATCACTTTTGTCTTTTCACTGATACTTATAGATAAAATAATATATTATGAAGAATGCGGTAGTAGCAATACAGAGACTTGAAGGCAAGTACCTTCGTGAATGGGTTGGTCATTATCTATCACTGGGTTTTGACCTGGTAATAATATGTGACAATAACCAACTATCTGATAATGAGGATATTACAGAAATATTATCAGATTATATCAAGGATAGGAAGGTTATCATTGAGGATTATCGTGATAGGGTTAAGGCACAGATGCAGTCTTACTGTGATATGTACATTAAGTATGGTGACAGATATAACCTGTTATATGTGGACATTGATGAGTTCCTGGTATTGGAGAAACATAAGAGCATATCAGAATTCCTTACATCGATACCAGATGATTGGCAGTGTGTGGTATATAACTGGATGACAATGACAGATAGTGGTCTTATATATGCTGACTATAGTAGAGGTGTTCAAGAGAGATTTACCATACCGAATCCTAATGCGATGAGTCAATATAACTTTGTTGATGATTGTCACGTAAAGAGTCTTGTAAGAGGTGGATTGGATAGGATGCAGTTCACTGGTAATCCACATATACCTTCAACACCACTTATTACGTATAATGCATTGGGACAGAGGTGTGACCAGAGTCCGTTCCAAGGTGTGAATCATAAGGTGGCTTATATCAAGCACTACACTACCAAGAGTCTTCAAGAGTATACTGAGAATAAGTTAATGCGTGGAACTGCTGATAGGTCTTATGAGCTGTTCTTACAGACTTATGGTAACAGGTACTTCCGAATTAATGACTGGACTAAGGAGAAACAAGAGTATCTTGATAGAATTGGATTTAAGGGCATTTAAAGGCTCTCTGAGACGTTATTATGTTCCAGGTGATAAGTTATAGGGTCAGAGAGTTTTAAAGGCTCTCTGACCATTATATTATATATCTATATATATATATAATAATAACAATAATATATATTATATAATAATATAATATATTATTGGATAATATGAAAATTTTAATGTTAAAAAGTATTAATGAATTTGGAATTACGAATTTTTTTCCATATCTTTGCAATGTAAAAACAAACACAATAGGGTAGCCTTGATTAAGTTCATTGGTGATGGCGGTGACAACATCGTCAGCCCTTTCTGTGTATTAGTATTAACAAATAAAATGGTAAAGTTATGAAAAGGACAAGAATGACTATTGGGGGTGCAGCACTAGCAGTTGATTTTTCAGATGAGATTTGTGGATGCATTACTTCTGGTGAAATTAGACTGATGTTTATCAAGGTTATTACAAAGACTTTGTACAAGTCGTTACAAGACCAAGCTCTGTGTAACAGAATATGTGATTATATTAACTACACAGTGCATAAGGACACAAACGAAACAGTAAACGCTGTCATATACACTAAAGCATTTGAAAATGGCGTATATGAGGCTGTATGTGAGTTGGATTATTAACAATTAAAAATTGAGAGTTATGAAAACATTAAAGTTAACAGACAAGGAGTGGAAAGCACTGCTTGATTCACTCCAGGCAAATGAGGAGGCACACTGCCAGAGGGAAGAGGAGTATGACCCAGATGAAGATTTGGACGGATGCACGAAAGACCTAATCGATGGTTTCAAGAGCCTTTGGAAGAAGGTGTGGGGTGAACCATTGGAATAAAGTATAATTGGTTTACTCAATACTAATAGTGTTTTTTTTAAATTTCTCTGAGCTTGTCTGTGAAGATAGGCTCAGTTTTTGTACTTATAGTTTCCCTGGTCATCCTTTACATAACGTTTGAGTATTTCACCAGTGAATTCAATATATACCATTTTACCGTCTGTTCGTTTCCAACCTTCCTTTATTTGCATAAAGTTATGTCTGGTAATTACTTGATACATTGTGGGTATTGCAAGGAAATGATATTGATACTTTGGCACAATCTCTATTTCCTTCACATAATACGATACCTTGCGTACAATCGCCTTTTCAATCATACTGTCTATTATCTCCTTTCTCTGTACATCATCTGTAATGGTCTTGATGTCATCTACCTTTTCTGATAGAGTGGTAGACTCTTGCATCGTGTCTTGCAGTTTCTGAATTCTACTTATCTCAGTCTGATACTCTGTAATTCTGCTGGTAATGGAATGCTCACGTTCCTTAAGGTCATCAGCAGTCTGTTCGTACACGTCTTCTTGTACCTTACCATTGATAAGTTGCTTGAATGCCAGTGCCTGTTGCTTATGCAGCTCCTCTAGCTTTTTCTCTTGTGTTTCTATCTGCTTGGTAAGTCTTTCTATATCCTTATCATATTTCCCTTTCATCTCCAGGATATTGCTAGCCAGGTAGTTCACTTGCAAGCTAATTGCACAGTGCCATAAGATGCTATCAGCAGCGTTTATATTGACGTTTGTGCAGGGTACTCCACGTTGGAATGTTCGATAATGGCATTGACCACCATTTCCAACTAGTCTTCCACCAGTTTCATCCACTAGCAGGTGTTTACCCAAATAGATATTCTGTCTGCCACTCTTGGATAGGTTCTTATTGCTCTTCATTTTGGCTATAACAGCATCTTGTACCTCTTGTGTGACAATCATTGGGTACTTAGCTATTCGACCGCTGTAGGCTAAATTAGAGAGTATTGAAGCAAGTCTTGCAGATGCTCCTTTTGTTACTGGTAATTTATCATTAGCTGCATATTCGTTATACAGGTCTCTCAGTGATATATCTCTCTTAAGGTAGTCGTTGAACAGGTCACGTATTATCTGTCCTTCTTTGTCATCAATTTTTGCATACTTTTTATCATCCTTGTAGTAGCCGAAAATGGGTTTGGCTTCTGCTATTTTATTCTGCGCTCTGAGTAGCTCTTTCTGTTCCTTGAATCTGGCTTTCTTTATCTTCATCTCCATCTCAGCACCATAAGCCAAAAATAATAACATCATCGCTGATATCTCGTCTTCTACCCATTCACCTTTTTCATTTTTCCGCATTGTTGCTAGTGGTCGTGGGTTAAGGAATACCAGGTTAATACCACGTTCCAGTAGATAGTCTTTAATGCTGATTACCACACTTACTTTTCTTGCAAGTCTATCAACAGCAAAACAGTATACTGCTTTAATTGAAGGATATTCTACCAGCAGTTCCTTCATTTCATTGAGACCTTCTCTTTCGTCTTCTTTTAGCTTGATAGCACTTTCCTTTTTCTCTACATATTCAATATCATCCACACTATAGCCATCGTGAATGATAGCTCTTGTAACTGCTTGACGTTGTGCTTCCAGGTCCTGCTGGGTTGTCGATACTCTTAATAATGCCAAAATCTGTTTCATACCATATCATTTTTGAATTTGCTGCAAATATAGGCAAAATAATGATATGATATGCTCTGGGGTATGTTAAACTAATCTAATTTATTAAAATTATTGCTTTTTCATACCCCTGCTTAATGTTTCCAGTGCTTTTTTAATGCTTCTTGATATGCTTCCTCAGCTGTTATTTCATCGTAAAATGAATAAGATAGCATATGACCTTTGGTAATGATATCACCCTTGGCAAGTCTACATTTCAATTGATATGCATCTGTTGATAGTAGGACTTTGCAGTATTGGTTAATGCTTTCGTATATGCCTACCATCTTACCATCTGGTGTATATCTATATACTATTTTCTTTGGCTTTGTCGTTGTTACACCAACCTGGTATACATTGCCGTGATGTAGGCTATCTCTATACATTGCAAATGCTACGTCTTTGGTGAGCTTTTCACGTGATAACAGGTAGCCATTCAGTACATTACCAGCTTTGCTATAGTTATGCACAGTGCTGGTGCTACATTTCATCTCTTGTGCGCATTCTGTATTTGTTGCCCACTGCTTTACGAATTCGCCATTATTGTCATAGGCATATACCGTCTTTCTATCTCTCTTATCTTTTGGGTATATTCTATCTTTCTTTGTTGAAAAGTGTTCTTCCATCCACTTGTGGAATTCTTCAACAGACTTATCCCAGACATCCCAGTTGATTTTTCCTTCACCTCTTCTTTCCAGGTACTGTAGATATTCTCTTGTAACTTTTATCTTCATAATATTAACTTTGTAAATAAATATACACGAAAAACCGTTTCTACCAAATTAATGATAGAAACGGAGAAAATAATAAAAATAAATTAATATATTATGAATAAAACAAATATTATAACCTATTTGCAATTCTTGATATTTGGTTTTCTATTTCTTCTTTAGCACGTGTATCGAACTCAATCCATTTTGACTTAAAGTAGACGTTAGCACCTACCAGTCCACCACCGATTACGAAGCACTGAGCTATATAGATAAGTACTCCAGTAGCTATATTATAACAGTTAAGGAAGAACGAGAGAAAAGCCAGTAGTATACCACTACCAATTAAGGAGATGGCAACGTAATAACTAATTCTATCTTTTACAGGAAGTTCCTTAAATTTCATTACATCTTTCATTGTTTTTATCTTTTACAATAAATATTTTAATTAGAAAAAATGTGGGTATTGATTCCCACATTTTTATACATTTTTAATCTCAAGACAGTCATCACCATTAATGAAAATCTCACCGTTAGACACATCTGACTCTTTTGGCCAAGCACTGAGTCCTACAGTTCCATTTTTAGATGCTCCAATTCTTATTGTGCCGTTCGAATCTATCTTTAAATAAAGTTCTGTACCAGCTCGTTTGATAGATATATAAGGATTATTTGAACTATCAAGTCCTATTGATGCATAATGGCTACCAGTTGTACCACCTTTATGTATATTAACAATATCTGGTTCTATTTCTGTTTCAGAGTCTGAGTTAGTGAAACTTGCCCATCCACCATTACTACCAGCACCAATTCTACCTTGGTTATAGTATGAATTGAACCAGTTAGCTTGTTGTGGGAGTATTGTAGCATAAGGGTAAGTATATTGTGTACCAAGTACAATATAGGTATTTGAACCACTATCACCTTGTACATTAACGGTTTCTGCTTTCAGATTTATCTTATGGTTTTCAATGTCGATACCAGTTTCATTTAAGTCATCACCTACTTGGTCATATACGTTAAGTGTAATACTACTTGCTGTTTGGTTAAGTATTGTACTTGTAACATAATCGCTTTCAATAGTTGATACGTCATCACTCAAATTTGAAATCGATTGTGTATGACTTGATACAGTGCTAGTAAGACCTTGTGCAGTTTGTTGTAGACTTGATATGTTGGTTGTATTTGTTGTTACACTACTGTTAAGATTTGTTACACTGTTATTCAAGTTTGTTATAGACTGAGATTGTGACTGCACAGTGCTAGTAAGACTTTGTGCTGTTTGCTCCAAGCTTGATATACTCTGTGTGTGGCTTGTAACTGTACCAGATACTGTATTAAGGTTGTTGTTTAGTGTACCAATTGAAGTGGTATTAGCTGATATTCTTGATGATAAGCTGCTATCTGTCTGGGTAAGCTCTGATATGCTCTGAGTATGACTAGTTACAGTGCCACTAAGTGTTGTTATTTCGCCATTTAACGTGGTAGCAGTCTCTGTTATGATAGTTTCAATATTCTTACCATTATTGTTGTTATACGAGCCTTTAAATTGGTTAAGACCATTTGAAATAACGTTAAGTCTGTGAGTTGACAAGTCGTAGTTATTGATACCTGCATATTGAACTATACTTGGTGCTTTCAATCCTTTATCAAGGAACTCAGAATTATAAGCTGAAATCACAATTGCAGCTTGTCTTGTACCATCAGTTCTGTTACCTAACTGGACGCATTCATCACCAACAGAAGGTGTCATTGAAGATAAGTCACAATCGCTTGCTGAGAGGTCGAAATAATGTGCATCTACAGTTTCTCCACTGATGACGGTTGAAGTGCTTCCAGTGGCTGTTACAAGCCTCCAGTAATATTTGTTTGAAACATTATAAGAAACTCCAGTTGCAGCGTTGAATGTTTGACATACAACTTGGTCATTTACTTCAAATGAATTTGATATTTCTTGACCGTGTGCATCTTTTGCTCTGAAATAGCATCTCCATCCACCACTGATATTTTCTACTTTATCTAGCTTTGCATTTGCTGGTGTTATGATGATTTGTCCTTGTGCAGCCTTAATTTCATCAATTATGAGCTTGAAAAAATGTGCTGCCTTGGTTACTGTAAGGTAGTCTGTAGTTATCTGGTTAGAGAGCAATGTTTGCACGTATGCACTAACTGCTTGAAGTTGGTTAGCATCCAACAGTCCATTAACCTTTTCGCTGTTGAATATAGCGTGGTTTGCTTGTACATTTCCACTGAATACTGCATTAGTTGTTGTGATACCAGTAGAGCATACTTCAAATGCATTATGACGTGTATCACTACCTTCGCCATCACCCACTGAGAAGATTGTGCATTCGTGTGATTCATTATATGTACCACAAGCTAATTCTCCATCATTAGTAGCTTGTGTAGAGTTACCAACAGCAGTTGAGTTTGTACCTTCAGCTGTATTTTGGCTATTAGATGGCACGAGTGTAGTATCACTACTTGAATTTTTCCATAATTGCTTTATCTGAGTGCTACCAGTAGTTCCTCCTGTAGGATTTTCACCTTGATTATAGTAAGTGCCACCACCGACACTTACTATTTTTCCACCATCTTTTGTTACATTATATTTGATTACGTCTACCATTCTTGATTTCTTTCTACTAGTGTTATTGTTGTTGTGTTATTGTAATAATCTTTTGACTGAGCATCCACCACAAATAACTTTGACGAACCCACCCAATCACATTTAAATACCTGGTAAGGTTTGAATACATCATCAAGGTTGAGCTGTAACTTTATCATTGGGTTTTCGTACTGTTCACAGAATTTCTTAATGAGTAACTCCTCTGACTTAAAAGGTCCAAATCCGTAGGTCATTTTATCTACATACTGGAAATTACCATAAATATCCTTATAGCATACTGCACTGTAATTTGGGTTCTTATTGTCATTTGTGCATATCTTGAATTCAACCTCTTCCATTTCATTCACAGAATCATCATCTACATTCAATACCGCTTCGAACTTGGTATCTGTATCATTAACATCACTGTATGTTGGGTCTCCAATGACTGCTTTGATGTCTAAATCTTTCAAGAATACTCTATAGTGCTTATACCACTGTCCTTTCCACTCCGCTGTTTTATATGAACGATAATTAGGGTCAATCGGCTTGAATAACGTAAGCTTTGGTACACCTGTCATTACTATTGGGACAGGTATGCAATATCCCTTTTCGTCTGTTCCAACTCTCCAACTAACAGTATTTCTAAAGTTCATATTTTGTAATACTGTGCCATCAGCCCTTCTTTCTTCATTAGTTGTTTCAATTCTTATATACGGCAGTTCGAATGTTGTATCTGTAGCTGTCCAGACGCTACCATTCCAATAGTTATCACCCCACTGGAGTTTTGCTAACATATAACAGTCTTCCTCAAGCATATAATATCTACCTTCAGAGAGGTCATAATCTTCACCAGTTGGGATTGGATAAGGGTCAGTTAACCAAGGATGCCATATATAACTACCTGTTATTACTAAATAGTTGTTTTCACCTCCGAAGAACCTTGGATAATTCTCCAATGTTGTTTCCAAGAATGGATAATCTTCAGCTTGTTCATTTGGTATATGACCAGCATTTGGATTTAGCATAAGCAGGTAATTTGAAAATGATATGCTTGAAATATCATTTGCTGCAAGCCATTTATCAAGTGACATTTTTAAGACAGGTTTGTTGTCAATGATTAGGATATTTTTCTTAACATCGTGCTCAAGTTTCTTTACATCGAATTTGGCTATCAATCCACCTTTATATAATTTGGTATCGGTGTAGTTATATGTTGTGTTACCACTATTATACTGACTGTAATTATATGTCTTGAAATAAGGACTCTTAAAGTACTTTACAAATATAGCATTAGGTGTTGTATATTCATCATCCTGGTCATTATATATCTTGTCTACCAGTGCAATCATTCTGCTATTTTGGTCAGTTTCCGCATTACCTGTCTTTGATTCTACTATTTCACCATACATACCATATGAAGCATATTCTGCTGTTTGTATGTCAGTATCTGCACTTGCTGTTATATTCTCCAGGTTGTCATATAATGATGGTATGATACTATCATATGTGTAGAACTTATCAACCACAGATACCTTGTTAAATGTAGATAACATTGATAGATTATTATCAGTTGCCATATAATCATCACCCTGTACCGTGTGATACTGAGCTGTTATTGTAACACCTGTATGTCCAGTGCTACCTATCTCATATTTGTCAAATAAATGTAAAAAACCGTGACCAAGACAAAGCATATACAAGTCTTCACCGTCTGCAAGGATGGTAACACCAATATACTGGCATATTTGCTCCAATACCTCTTGACAAGTCCAAGCGACATCTTTATCAGTTTGTCCTTCAGACTTTTCATCAAAGAAATTCATCTCTGATATATACAGGTCATTCAAGATTGGGGTAAATGGGTCTGCTGGAGACTGTCTATACCTTTCAATACCTCTTTCAACATATAGATGCTTATACACTTCACATTTTGGAAGTATATTAGTTAACAGTATATCTGCAAAACTACGTATATCCTTTTGGTCAGTTGAATACTTGTAATACTGGAGCATTGATAAGCCATCAATACACTCGATTTCAAGTTCCTCATTCTCTTGATTGAATCCAATATTATACAAGTTAGGAGTGGCAAAACCACACCATTTAACCTCATCGTTGTTGTCGTATAACTTTACCACTGTTGCGTTTGGTGCTTTTGCATACACATCAAATTTATAGTCAGTGGCTGCACTTGTCACCACCTTAACAGTAGCCGATTGATATCTGGCTGGTTTGAATAGATTATCATCACTTTCTTCCATTGAAGTTACAAATGGTGGCACACCAAGGTCAATGTACCTTGTTGCGCCACTTGTATGATTTGTAATGATTTCTACTGTATATCTTTCATCTTTAAGATTGTAAAAATTACCAATGTATCTCATTATCTAACTTTTCCCATTTTGCTGTTGTAATTTTTAAGTGTACCATATAGGTCACTGCCTTTTATAACGAACTGAACCTCGCCATTTGTAGCACCAGCAGCTCCACCATTGTTTATCATATTGAAGAGATGTGATTGTTGCTGAGAATTTAATATCATTTCGCCGCTGTTGACCCTTGCATAAAGTCTATCTCCAGCATAAGATGAACCGCCAACAATACCACCATTTGCGAATGCTCCAAGGCTTTTAACAGTACCAATGATAGCTGTAAGTTGACCAAGTGCTATTGCGCTGAATCCTATCCAAGCCCAAGGACCTAATGTTCCTGCTAATTTGGAAGCTTCTGCGTAACCCAATATGATAGTTGCTATAGCCTGTGCCATAACTCCAGCAACTTCTAGTGCAGGGTCTTCAAATGCAGCACCAAGTCCACTAATTGAGCTACCTAGCTCTGCTATTACACTTGTAATATCTTCTAATGATGCTTTTACTTTTGGAAGGTCTGTCTTAACGTCAACGTGTAATGGGTGCTTATCCATTATATCTTGCATTTCCTTTAAGCCTTGTTCGATTGCAGAGCCAGCAAAATTAGCCTTGTCTCCAAAGATTGAACTCATAAAGTCTGCTGTTATGTCATTCATTGCAGCCTTATACTGTCCTATTTGCTGTTGTATAGCTTTATAGTCTTTTGCGTTAGTTGCACCCTTCAATTGGTCATTTAAACCACTTATTTGTGACTCGTAGTAGCCAAGAGTACCTGTTGCATATTCCTTCTTTGTGGATTTTCCTCCTCCGCCACTAGTTTTGCCGCCACCACTAGATGCATTTGCAGTTTCTTTGGTGTATCTTAATAGTTTGGATTGATTTGATATTGCTTGCTGTTGGTATGACAATCCTTGTTTGTAAGTATTATTTACTGCTTCAAGTTCTTCATCAGAATACCTAACTAAGAGTAAGTTTGCATAAATCGCTTCACCATATTTCTTTTCAAGTGCTAGGGACTCATTCCTATAGTTCACACCATATTTACCCATACCACCATTCCTTTGGTTTTTCTCGTATTTCAAATCAAGTTTCTTTCGTTCATCAAGATATTTTTGGTAATCACTAGCATACTTGTTACGTGCAGCTTGACCACCATTAATATCAGAGGATAGAATCTTACCAAGAAGGTCTCCACTTATCTTTGTGGACATTCCTGTATCACGAAGAAGTTGTTTCTGTAATGCCTTAATAGATTGGTCGTAGAGTTTATTTGCGCCACTTGTTTGTGACTTTATTATAGCTTCATTTGCAGCAATAAGCTGCTTCATCCTCTTTTGGTCTTCTGGGTTTTTGCTACCCTTCAATTTTCTGATTTCAAGCAAATTCTTTTGGAACTGGTTGTTCTGCTTTGCATTTTGAACACCGAATGACTGGGACATATTCCAAAGGTCATCCATTGCATCGTATGCGTCTCTTGCTTTATTGATGAGAGAATCTATACCATTTAAGAATGGAGAGAAATCACCGTTTGCAAGTGATGTGAAGAAATTATCAACAACACTGGTAACTGACTCTTGAATCCTTCCAAATTCATCTTCAAGTGTCTGGCTGCTGTGTATCGTCTTGTTGAACGCTTCAGTTGCTGACATTGCAAGACCAATACCACCAGCGAACTTTCCAACGACTCCAACAAGTGATGTCATTGAACCATTAAAACCAGTGGCTTTCTGAATCATCGAACTCATCGACTTGTTAAAGCCACCTCCTACTTTGTTACCTTGTGCTTGAAGTTTATTGACCTTCTTGATAACATCATCTATCTTCTGGTCAAAATGTTGGGTACTAAGGATTAACTCTTCTTTAAGTTGATTATTAGCCATTATATTATTCCTTTTTCTTTAAATAATTTTTCACGTTCTAGTGCCATCGCTTTTATCTGCTCAAAGTCTTCCTGTGTAATAGGTGTATTATCTTTCTGCTGATGATGTTGATGTGCTTTATTCTCCCAAGCAAATTCTATAATGTCAGTTGGTTTAAGCTTTTTCTTGCTATTAACCTGTGCTGTCATATATGCTACCATCCTAGCTTGCTCCCAGCTGTCTTTGGTACGTAAGTGTAATGAATCACAGATAATAGATAGCTCATAAGGTTTCATCTTATCAAGAAAATAGTCCATCTGTACGATACCATATTGTACCACTACCAACTGTAGTAATTCAGTGTAACTTACTTCTCTTTCTGACTTGCCTTTGTGCTCTTTTTTTTTGTTAGCTTTGATTCTATTTCTGTTTGCTTGATTAACCAGTCTGTGAAGTCCTTAATTGCTGTTGGATTCTCATCTAGCCAGTTTAAGAATTCATCAAATGTTATTTCCACACTCTGGTCACTAGCTATTATCACGCAGTAAAAATACATTACAGTCTCTGTAATTGTCTGAGGGTTGAATGATTTTCCCATTGCCTGTTCGTAGGCGATAACACTTCTAAAAGTTTTCTTAAGTGTAACGTTTTTTCCATTGATTGTTATATCCATAATTTTATAGTATTTTTCAAATAAATAGTTTTTAAAATTCGAAAATACAATAAAATAAGAAAAAAAGGTGACACCCATTTCTGGATATCACCTGTAATTGAATTTGGAAAACACTTATTATTTTATTATGGAGTCTGTTTTGCTAATGCGCCGTGACCATTAAAGGTTACGCTGTATGTAGCTACAGAACCGTTATCTGCATTGAGGTCAATTGAGGATACAGTTACCTGTCCTGTATAACCATCATTTGCTGATGTCCATCCACCAGCTGGTACAACGTGACCATCTGAGTCTGGAGCTGTTTTATCTGCCCAGTTACCAACTGTTGAGAATGCAAGAGTAAGAACGGTCTTATTAAGCATTGCATCTACGAGCTTCTGGTAGTCACCGATAACGAATAAATTATCAGACTGAGCTGTCCAGGTAATACGACCTGGGATTGTGCTATTGAATCCAGCACTGTCTTTGCAAGATACATCGATGTCATCGCTAGAGATATTCACACTGCAAGATGTTGCGCAAGCAAGTGTAGAACCACTGAGAAACAACTGTATCTGTTCACCTAAAATATTAGCCATATATAAAACTAGTTTTATAAGTAATTATTTTGTATTAATTTTTGCTGAAAATTTCAGTTGCTGTATATATGCATCTTCCACATAATCTTCTGTCACCTCATCGAAAAGTATATTGTAGAAATAATCATCCCTTCTATTCTCCAGTATCTGTCTAACTCTCTCAGCTATATCGACAGTCTGAATGTAGTTGGTAGCTGCAATAGCAACACTGATGGTTACTGTATCGTACATCAACAGGTCTTTGGTATAGTTGCCCATTGCAGACTCCTTGGTGAAGATGATAAAAGGATAGGTTACACTTTCCTCAGCAACAAGTGGATATATCTTCTTGTCAACCAGTCCATTAAGAATTTCATCATTAATGAGAAGGTTATATATGTGTTTATTTACACTGATTGAAGTCTCTTTCATTTCTTATTGAATTTCTCCTTTGCTCTCATTATTGCATCCTCAAGGTTCTTCTGTAATGACCTCTGTACCTCGCTCTTGGTAGACTGTACTGCTGTGGTAAAGAATGTGTGTGCGATACTACCAGTACTGTGTGCCTTACGACCTTGTTTTCTTCCAGTGTGAGAATTACCAGATGTTTGACGTTCACCCTGGCTAGCTTCCATCATTTTCAAGATTGGATTCCAGTTTTTGTCAGTATCTTTCGTGATAATTTCAACTCTACCAGCTGAACCATCTTTTTTAAGTTTGATTACAACTCCCTTTGAAAATGGTGCTACGATATAAGGTGTGCCGTACTTGTTTTTAAATAAGACTTTTTCACTGGTATTAAGCTTGCCACCATTCTTAAAAGATATTTGCTTTAAGTTGCTTACAGCTTGCTTCTTAACAATTCCCAGGCTTTTCCTTACTCCACTTTTCAAGGCTGTCTTAAGCTTGCTACCCTTTACATTCTGTAGGAAATATCTGAAGCCGCCATCATCGAACTTTGTCGTAATAAACTCTACCATTAGTTATTGATTAATTCTGTTACAATTACCTTATCGTTGGTATGCTCGATTCTATTATCTATAGTGATTATCCTGTACCTCTTATCCTCGAACTCAATTATGTCAAATTCATTTACTGGGACATAACTCCTCACATCGAAGGATTTTCTATACGGATAAAAGATTTCACCATTCATAATGTCTCTGCTACCGCTATCGTGCAGTACCCTAGCACGTGTCTTATACTTTAGCTTATACTCTTGCACCTGCTCACCAAATTCATTAATGGTGGTCTCTGGTGTAAGTATAGTTATTGGTCTGGTTAAAAGTCCTGCTCTCATCCTTGCTCATCATCATCAACATCATTATTTTCTGCATCGTTTTCTGGGTTAACCTTCTTGTTGTGTTGGAGTTTGCACCAGAGCCATCTATCTTTCTTGAGATTTCTTCCTCTATAGTTTTTATAAAGGTCTATCAAATATTGATAGCTGTAAGGAACTTTAACCATATTTGCGTATGCGACACTTTCACGATTTGCGTAGAAATTACCAATCAGCAACAACATTGCTTGCTTAAGTGGGCTTGGTATGTCACCATCTTCATCTTCCAAGTCACTAAGTCTAGTATCAATATCCTTTTCAACCACATCCTCAGCAACCTGTATAAGACTTGCAATATACATATCATCATCCAGAAAGTCTTTATCCACGTTTAAATGCTTTTTGCAATCTTCCAAATATATGTACATATTGATACTGTTTTAAAATAAAAGGGGATAAAGGTTATCCCCTTTGTTTATGTTATTTAGGCAATTTCACCAGCAGTGAATGCACTTGGTCTCAAAATCTTAGCATCGAAGTATGCGTTAACCACAAGACGAATCTGACCACTTCTTGCAAGTGTGTAAGGGTCAACTGTAAGGTCAATAGCACCCCACTGACCAATAGCAAGGTTAGAGAAGTCTCCGTAGAGATATTTCTTACCATCAATTACTGAAGTGTTGAAAGCCTTTGTACCATCAATCTCACCATTCTCCATTACAAGCTGTGTAGACTTGGTAGACTTAGGCATTACACGGAAAGCTGCCTTCGCCTTGTTAGACATTACATATACCTTCTCACCATATACGTTTGCATCCTCAAGCTCTGCTTCCTTATCACATACATCAGCAAAACCACTTACAGAAGTAGCTGAGATAGCGTGGAACATACCCTCTGGTTCAGTTGTAGAACCACTACCAGCACCAAGGATAGTTTCCTCAAGCTTTGCATTGATAGCCTTTACCAAGTCCTCACGAATGAGAGCTTCTGCTGCCAAGCTATCCTGTGCAATAAACTGCTTTGAAAGGTCAACATATGCTGTCAAACGCTTTGGCTGCAAAACAACGTGTGAGAATGAAGGGTCACCACTAGCTGCATCAGCAACCTCACCAGCCCAACCTACGTTAGTAGCTGACATAATAGGAACCTGTACATCACCAACCAAGTTACCAAGATACTTAGCACCTGCACCAACAAGTACGTTCTTAGCTCTCAATGGCTCAAGAATGTTAGTAAACTCGGTCTCGATTACGTCATCGTGCTCTGAAGCTACGGTAATTGTACGACTTTCTAAAGGAAGTTGAATTTGACCTCCAAAACTAAGACCTGACTTTCTCATTTCCTCAGCACCTGCGTTAGCAACTGCCTTTGTTACTTCATCAAGAGAACGGTTATTAGCAACGTCTCTGATAGCCTTAACTAATCTGAATTCTTTGTTCATTTTCTTACTAATATTAGCAATATTATTATCTTTATTTTTTTCTTCTACCTTTGGTTCTTCTACTTCCTCTTCTTTTGGCTCTTCCTCTTTAACTGGTTCTTCCTCAGATTTGGTTTCAATTTCTTCCTCTGGTTTTTCTTCTACTTCTTCTTGAAGATTTGTTATGTCTTCCTTGATTAAATCGATTTCAGCTTGTTCGTCTTCTGTCAAATCACGAAGCTCTTTCTTCGCCAAATCAATTATCTCGAAAGCACGTGTTTTAAGTTCTTCCTTATTCATACTAGGACATATTTTAAAATAAATATCACGTTATTTTGAAAAAATCTTTATAGTTCCTCAATTTCTTTTCTTAAGGCTTCCAGTTTTTCCTCAATTTCTGTGATTTCATCTAATTTCCTTCTTGAAACTGATGTTGCAAGATATGCTGGTTCAAATACAGGACTACAATCATACAATCTATCAATTTTCAAAATGTCCCTGTGTAGTGTTCCATCTTCACTTCTGTACCATCTGTCACCACCTTCTTTTGGAAGAGAGAAAGCAAAACTTGATGTATATATTTCACCTCTCTCAAGGTATGATAGCAACTCATCACCTAGTGGCGTCTGTGGTGCTTCAAATCTATAGTGAAGACCATCTTCTTGAAGGTCAAGCTGAAGACTACCTTTTCCGTATCTTGAACGTGCTAGTACACCTCTGTTTGGGTCGTGATTCAAGTAAACAAACACATCACTTCTCTTGATGGTATCTTCATCAATTGCTGATGGCATTATACGTTCAATAAATCCCATATCTTGAGAATCGCTGTTGAATACAATTGCTGTACCTTCAACCAGTCTTGAAGTATCATCTGAACGCTTAATGTAATTGCTTATATTTCTAATTTCTTTTTCCATTATATAATGCTTTTTATATTATATAATTATTTACAATTTTTTAAAAGTTCACCTAAAGTAAGTCCTTAAGTGAACTTTTTTTGTATAATCTAACTATCCAGTATAATCTTGAACTGTCCATCCACTTGGAATACCAGCATCACCAGTTCCCCAACTTGTCATACTTGCAGCTTTGGTGAATGTTCCATTTGCTGCAACACCATTTACCCAGTAACTTGTACATCGAGTTGCTGATATATCTGTTGCAAGGCAAGTAATACTATTCAAATTAGTACAACCTCTGAACATACTACCATAACAGTATTCTGCTAATGTTGTTGCAGGTAATACAGGTGCTGTTGTTAATGATGTACAACCTTGGAACACACCATAATAACAACCTACTGCCAATTCTGTTGCTGATAACTCTGGTGCTGTTGTTAGACTTGTACAACCTTGGAACATACTAGCATAACAATTTTCTGCTAATGTTGTAGCAGGTAAAACAGGTGCTGCTGTTAATGATGTGCATTTATAGAACATACTATCATAACAACTATCTACCATTGTTGATGCTGGTAATATTAAGTTTTCGGCATTTACAATTTTTGCATAATAACCAAGGCTACTGAACAAAAACACAAATGCATTATTATATCCAGTTAAATCAGTTTGTCCACTGAAATTATCACCAAACAATAGTGACATTATATTACCTTCAACATTAAAGCGAGGTGTTGATTGATAAAATGTACCAATACCTTTATATAGTACAGGACTCATTCCACTACCTTTCCACATTATAGTATTTCCACTACTAATTGTCGATGTGGTAATTTTTTGAGCAGGTGTTGACCAAGTTGCACCACTATCCAAACTATAACTCAAGCAGTTTGCAGTTGATGAGCCACTGAATGAGAATGTTCCATCTTCAAGAGCAACCATTGTGAAATAATCTTTGCTATAATCGTGTTTTGGGTCGAATATAACTGTCATTTCATCAGAAATTAATGACACACTTGGTCTATAAATTGTTGCAGCACTGTACTCAGCTTCTGTTTCAAATTTTCTTAAATATTTTGACATATTTTTAAAGCTTTAAAATATTATGTTATTTTATGGTATAGGTTCAAGTCTACTTGCATATTCACTCCATTTACTTGATGACTTATAAGCATCTACATTTGGCACATAAATCGGATAGCTACCAGTAAATGTAAATGTATAGTTAGTTATTGTTGGTGGAGTTGTTGCATAAATAGTTAGTGAAGTAATATTATCACTATATTCAAAAGCCCCACTGCCTATTTCTGTAATTCCGCTTCCTATTGTGACAGTAGTTAATCCAGTACAATTGTAAAAGGCTTCAGACCCTATTTTAGTAACAGCATCTGGTATGGTGATGCCACTGAGACTTATACAATCTTTAAAGGCATCAGTCCCTATTTCTGTAACTCCACTTGGAATTTCAATGCCACCTAGATTTATACATTCTTCAAAAACGCCAATGCCAATTCTTGTAATATTGTTTGACAAAGTTACTGATGAAAGACTTTTGCAACCATTGAATGAAACATCAGCTATAATTGTAACAGAATCTGGTATATCGACACTAGTTAATCCACTACATTGATTAAAAGCGTTAAAGCTTATTCTTGTAATGGTATTTGGAATTGTAACTTTCTCTAGGTTTGTGAACCACATAAAGGCTTGGTCGCCTATTTCTGTTGCACAAGTTCCAATTTCTGCTTCTACAGTAGTGGCACTATATGCTTTAATTTCATTTTCCTTAACAACTGTATTCAATGTACAATCTCCACTGACTATACTTGAATCATTCAGTGTCAATTTATATTTTCCTTCAAATGTTGGTGTTGGAGGAATACTGCTTGGATATACTTGATGTGTACCAACATATACCTTGGCAATGTTGGTATTGCCAAGATATACATTAGTTAATCCACTTTGATTATTATATACTATCATTATGAGTTATATATTAAATAAATTGTGTCATTATCTTTTACTGCGAGAGCATTATATTGTGCTTCTGTTCCACTCCAAATCTTTGCACTGATTACATTGTTTGAAATTGTGATTCCACTACCAGCTGTATAATTTGGAATAGTAGGTTTATCAGTTAAGTCATTATAGCTTCCACTGAAGTCACTCTTTGCATCCCAAGCTGCTGTCTGTGCTGTTGTTACGTGTATAGAAGTATTACCACTGTGTGATACGAAGTCAGTTTGATTGGTCTTACCACTAATAGACTGGTCTATCATTGTCTGACATTCAGCACTTGAAATACCTCCACCTCCACCGCCTGTTGCAGAAATGACATTATTTGCATCAATTGATATTCCAGTTCCTGCACTTAATTTTGGCTGTGTTGCTGCAAATGCTGTTGCAATTTCAGTTGCACCACTGGTCTCACTCTTCAAGTATACATCACTTGAATCAGCTTTTCCACTTAATGCTGCATTCAGCACGTTAAGCGCTTCTGCTGTAACCTCTTCATTATCTTCAATTGTCTGGTATATTGGGGTGGTTGCAGATTCTATCATAGACTGAACTTCACCAGAAGTGATACCTCCTCCACCAAGTTGGTCTTGAAGACAAATCATTTCAGTATTGTCTTTGTTGTAAATATATACTTGGTTTGAAGTATCAATAGTTAACTGATTGTTGATGTTGGTTTTATAATCCACACCATTTGCAGTAGCGCCACTTCCTATTGCAACTGAAGAGTCTCCACTAACCTTCGCTAATCTTCCTATTGCAACAGAAGAGTTTCCACTAACATTTGCTTGATTACCTATTGCAACAGAATCGTTTCCTTTTGAGGCTGAATATCTTCCAATCGCTAAAGTATTATTTCCACTTGCATTACAACCAACACCTAATGCTGTAGATTGCACTCCATAAACGTTTGCATTGTTGCCTAATGCAACCGAATACTCACCACCATTGCCAGTAACTCCCAATATTTTAATACCATTTCCAATAGCAATTGCGCCTTGTAATGCAGTTATTTTAGTTTGTGTACTATAAACATTACTTCTTTGTGAAATACCTAAAGCATATCTTGTTCCAGCACCCAAAACAAAATTATAGCCAAATAACAAATTACCGTTATTATCATTTTCAAAAGGTATTGTACAGTTGATGGTATCAGCGGTTGTTCCAGTAGTAATGGATATATTTGTACCAGCACTCACTGCTTTTCCACCACCTTGAATATCAATATTTCCACTACCAAGGATGCTTTCATTGTTGATGGTCTTGATATTTTCTGAACTAACAAGCGTTGCTTGTTTGCCACTTAATGCAGTTGAAATCTCAGTTGCACCACTGGTCTCACTCTTTAGATATACATCTGAGCTATTTGCCTTACCAGATATACTATTATCAATCTGAGTCTGAACGTCACCACTTGTCAAGTGAATGGTACTATCACTTGTATGTCCAATTACAGTGCCACTCAAGGCATCTACACTGCTCTGTGAAGCCTTAGAATTGATTAAGGTATCAACTGCACCACTGTATGTATTAAAGTCGCTTATATTGAGTTTTAATGCAAGTGCATTTGCAATCTCAGTTGCTCCAGAAGTCTCTGACTTTGTATAATAATTTGCTGGGTTAAAGATGTCAGTTAAAGGAATTCTGATGTCTTGTTTTCCACTTGCTGTATTGAAGTCGATTACCAAGTAACCATTCTCAATCCTTACATCATCAATCATACCATCCACAAGGAAATCAGTACAATCTATTGTAGCCTTAACTACGTTGCCGTTATAGAAGTTGATAACGTGTGTCTGACCACTCATTTCATACTTCGCATCATCGATGAATTTTGCATCAATAGTGTCGATAGCACCAGAAAGAACGTCTTCAACACCCTTTGCACGTCCTTCCTCAGCATCAACATCAGCAGTTCTATCTGCAATCTCTTGGTCAATCTTTGCATCAAGCTCCTCAACACTACCACTTGTAGCTGCTGATATACTATCAATTGCACCACTCAATGCATTCTCAGCTGTGGTAGCTCTTGTGGTCTCACTTATTACATTACCACTTACAGTGTCAATCTTAACGTCAAGTGCTGCTTCTGCGCCTGTTGCACGTGTTGTCTCAGCATCAATCTTGGTGTCAAGAGCATTCTCTGCTGCTGTTGCACGTGTAACCTCTGCATTTAATGAATTTGTAATGCCACTCTCAGCTTCCCTAGCTCTTGATACTTCATTTGTAATGGCAGTCTGTAACGCTGTGTCGGCATTCGCTCTTGCTGTTGCTTCATCATTAATTGCTGACTGTAATGCTGTCTCTGCACTAGTTGCTCTATTGGTTTCAGCATCAATCTTTGCATCAAGTGCTGTCTCAGCAGCCTTTGCACGAGCCTCCTCAGCATCAACGTCTGCCTCTCTATCAACAATCTCTTGAGTAATCTTTGTGTCAAGTGCTGTCTCTGCACTAGTTGCTCTGTTGGTCTCTGCGTTGATGGTATCTGTTAATGCGCTTTCAGCATTGATTGCCCTTGTTTCTTCCGCATCAACATCGTCTTTACGGTCTTGAATTTCCTGGTCAATCTTGGCATCAAGTGCTGCTTCTGCTTCTGTTGCTCTTGTCTCTTCAGCATCAAGTGCTTCTTGTAAAGCTGTTTCAGCAGATATGGCTCTTGCTATCTCACTGTCTACAGCACCACTAATTGCTGCATCAGCTTCTTCTCTGTTCACAATTTCTTCCGCAAGATGCTCTTCCAAGTGTACAACCCTCTCTATTAATCCTTCATCTGGTTCTGGGTCTACTTTAATTGAGTCAATATAGAAATCAGTAGTTACAACTTCCTCTTTGTTATACTGGTGGTCTGGGAATTCTGAGTCTTCTATATTATTGGTCAACTTGTAGTTTAAGATACCTTGTCCGACAAACATCAATTGACTCCAGTTCAATGGTAAGTAGTATTCAGTTACAGTAGTTCCACCAGAAAGTATGACTTCAACGTCATCCACTGTAGCTTCTCGCTCATATTCCACCAAGTCATCTTGAGTCTTCTCAAAAAAGTACTCTTTCTGGTTTACAGTGTAAAAACGAATGACGAAATTTGGTAGATATACCAACTTTTTGTTAATCTTGAATTTTATATCACTATTTTTAACCCTCTTCATCGTTTATATCTTCTTTGTTTTGGTTATCTTTATTGTTTATGGTATTCTGGTCAATGTCTGTAAATGGTATAATGTGCTTATCACCATCATCACCGATTCCATTATATCCGAGTTCCTTACGTACCTCATTAATGCTCAGTACACCAGAGTTAATTAATGTAGAGTAATAACTGCTCTGTGCAGCCTTATCAATCCTCAGTATCTCGTTGGTCTCCAAAATAATTGACAAATTGTCCTCTGTTGGTGATAAGAGCTTCCTGTTGAATTCATTTTCAATCATCGTGATGTAAGGTTGTAAGGTGTGTACCAAGAAATCATTTTGTAAAGCTTCAAATGTATTAAGATTGGTTTTTGCTGATAAGTCACCAAGCAATACTGGAGAAATACCAAAGAATCTTGCAATATCAGTAACTGAATACTGTCTGCTTTCCAACATCTGTGAGTCCTTAGCTGATAGCTGTATCGGCTGGTAGTCCATATTTCCTTGAAGCACTGCTAAACCACTACCATTTGCAGTGTAAGTCTCGTTCCAAGCAGCCCTTATGTCTTCACGCTGTTTCTGATTTACAGGTCCTTGAACCTTCAAGATACCATTAATCATCATACCATTGTCATAAAAGCTCTTTGCAGCGTTTTCTGATGCTTGAGCAATACCAATGCTTCTTGCTGCATTTTGAAGCACTGAGAGACCCTTAATACCATCATATGAGAACATCACAAGATGTATCATATCCTTTGGGTCAACGTGCTTTTTTAAGATAGGGACATCGTAGTACAATGTGTTTTTAATCTTATCATATACGATGTTAACATCTGCTGGTTCGAGGTATCTTAATGTCTTAACCATACCACCAGCTCTCTCAATGTGTGCAAATCCGTTACCACGTAAAAGTACAGACTGCACTAACAGTTTGAAAAGTGTAAACTTACTGATTATGTTATCCGTATTCCTGTCTGAAAATACATAATTAAGTGGGTGCTTATCCGCTTCATTCTTCCCACTGTCATCATTTATAATAATTTTGACAGGTAGTGTTGCAATGGAGTTGCTGATAATCTCTACTGCCCTATAGACTGCTGAAAGATTCATTGCTGAATTTCCATTTGAGAATGGGAAAAATGGCAATGCTCCACTTGCATTACAAGATACATAAGAAAGTTCACGTTTTTCTTGTTCCTTTTGGCTTCCTGTGAAGCCAAGTCCGCTTCCAAAAAACTTCATTTTCTTTTTTCTTTACCAAAAATTATTAATTATTTACAATAAATAGTATTCTTCTGGCAAAAAAATAACAAAAGGTAGCAATTATTTTGCTACCTTGTATAATCTACATTGATTCCTGTTATAATATTATCGTAATGGGTGGTCGTTAGATACCCCCCCAAACTTTCTATCATACTTATTACACCATCAATCTTCTGCTGGTTATCTTCCTTGGTTGGTTTGCAGTTATCATTCCAGTCTGTTTTCAAAACCACGTTAGAAAAACAATAGCGTGTAATAGGATTATCATCAATAATGACCTTACCACTCTTAATAAGTCTCTCCAGTTCCTTTGTTGGCTTATTGAAATTACCTATACTCTGTGAATACGGCTGTAATGGCTGACCTAATTCTGTCATTTGTATAGCCCAAGACGTTGCATTCCACTGGTCATAACATATTGTCTGTATTGGTATGATGTTACCAAGCTTCATAATGTCATTTGTTATCTCCTGGTAGTCAGTAACGTTACCTTGAGTAATTTTAATAAGTCCTTGCTGCTTCCATTTTCTATACATTTCACTGTTTGAGTTATCCGAAAGTGCTGAATGTGGCAAATAATACCAAGTCTTGAAGATGAATTTATCATCTGCTGGTATCATCATTGATACTGCTGTCAAGTCAGAAACTGCTGCAAGGTCAACACCTACATAAGCAAGATATTTGTCATATTTTGTTTCGTCAACCTTCTCTGAACACTTCAAAAGCGTGTCATTTGAAATCCATATATCACTTGTGGCTAGCCATTGGTTGAAATTTTTTGTGCGAGTTGATATTTCAAGTGATGGGTTATTCTTTGCCTGTTGTATCTGTTCCTTCAGATACTGTCTCTTCACTGTAACATCAAGATTTGGATTTGCTTTTACCCATACATTTTCATCTTGCCAGTCGTCATCCTCATCAAGTGTATAAATGGCTGTAAACTGCGAGTCATCTTCCTTTGCTCCGTGCAATACCTCAATATTAGTTTCTCTCACCTGGTAACAGAATGAAAATAGGTTGAAACCAGCTGTTGTAATAATCATTGCAAGTGGATTATCAATAGCACCCTGGGATGACTTCATTACGTCATACATCTTGCTGTCTGGATAAGCGTGTGCTTCATCAGCCACGAACATAACTGAACCCCAACCATCATTGTTGCCACTATCACTTGATAGAACCTGCAAGAATGCCTTGTGAGCATCGAACTTTATCTTGTCTCTGTATGCCTTGAAGAACTTCTTCTTTGGGTCTAGCTTCTGTACCATCAACGAACACATATCAAAACAGATTGAAGCCTGTTTTTTGCTGTTTGCAATAAGCTCCACCTCTGAGCCATTTCCACCATCTTTAATGAAAACGTACAGACACAAGGCTGCTGCAAAAAACGTCTTGCCATTCTTACGTGCGAGTTCAAGATAAATATTCTTTACAACACGTTCATCAGTGCCAGTGTAATAAAATCCAAATATATTGTAGCATATCCACTTCTGGAATGGCTCTAATATGAAACAATGTCCATCAAATCTACCCTTGAAATGCTTAAGATGTTCACAGAAATCTACAACTTCATCAGCCTTGTCTGGTCTGAATTCAATATCTTCTCTTTCCAACCACGACAAATAACGCTTGCAAGCCAATTTGATGTACTCACAAGCGACTATTTCACCACTTATAACCTTTTCTGCATAATCTGTGTATTTCTTGTCTAGCTTCATTTATCCTAATAATTCTTTCAATTCTTCATCATCATCACCTACAAAGTTGATTTTAGCCAATGCTTTTGGAGTAAGTCCAAACTCTGCAAGATATTTTGAAATTTGGATTTCGCAGTCAAAAAGTGTCTTTATAAGGCTATTCCTGGTGTAGCTGCCATTCTTTGCAACTAATAGAAGACCATCATTATTGATACTGTCTCTACATTTCTGATATAATTCCACCTTATCAGCCAATAGTTCAAGTGGCATTGACCATTCGTCATTAATCTTACCATACTTGGTCTTTAAAAATTTCTTTACAGCTGTGATGTATTTCACTGTGCTGGTACTGTAATCTTTACTCATATGTTTATCTTTTTATAATAATTATATGTTTTTTAAGAAAAATTCAAGATTTTGGCAAAAAAATGGTCAAAATATTTGGAATTGTCACTTTTTTTATATATATTTGCACTATAGTACATATTTTTCATATTTACATAATAATTATATTAAGACAGGGTAGCTAACTGTCTTTTCTTCAGCAAGGAGGGTTTTCACGCAACACCTTTTATTCTCCCTCCTTGCTTCGCTTTTAAAAGGTGTTGAACAGAAAATAATTGAATAAAAGGTAAAGTTTATGAAACCTATTGTTATTACAGAGGAGAGAATGAATGAAATTCTCCCACAAAACATCAAGGATACTGATGTTATCTCAGCCGATGCTAAGAAAGTGCTGGCTGCTATTATGAATTATTTCCTAACACTGGACAAAGTTAAGGAACAAGGCTCTGTGCATCTATCTAATACGCTCTTGAGACAATCAGCACATATCAAGCAAGGTTATATGCTAACTGCTATCCAAGAACTGAAGGAACACGACCTAATAAAAAGAGAGGTTGGAAAAGTCTGGACTGAAGGTGAAGAAAAAACAGCATCCATCTATAAGGTAATGTGGCATAACTTGGTAAAACCGTTGAAAAAATTGACATTTGATGACCTGTTTTCTGAATTCCTAAAATCTTCTGAAACACCGATGGGTACTACAGTATCAGATACAGTTACAGTATCAGTTACAGATACAGATATAGTATCAGATACAGTATCAATTTCAGAAACAGATTCAAAGACAGAAACAGAGTCAGTTGAAGTTAAAGAAACAGGGACAACATCAATAACAAATACAATGTTAGGAGAAATTGGTAAAAACAAGTTCCAGTTGCTGGAGGAGTTTATTGAAGAATGTTACAAAGATGTTAACACATACCAGGACTCTGTATCTCAAATTGGACTTATACACAAATGGATTAAAGATAGATATAGTTCAAAAAGCAATGTTGAAAGTCTTACCAGTTTTGCAAATGGCTTAATCAATAAGAAACTGGAGGTATACAAGACTGTATCACATTAATTTTTTAAATATTTTTT